CCCCTTTAGCGCTAAGTATACTACTATACCTAATAACATATATCCTAACATTTTAACACATCCTTTAACCACTCATTGGTTTCTACAGTTAGTTTCTGATAGAGAGTTTAGCAAATAATTTAAACATCTCTTAATGCCTCCAGGGCTACTTTTTTCTTTTCTTCTTCAGATAATTCCTCTTTTAAATCATCAAATATTTGTTGAGGAATATACCCACTCACACACTCATAAGCCCTGGCTAAATTACCATCAGACTTTTTAGGGTGTTGTAATTCTGAATAGGCTACTTTTTGAATTTTTTTCCATTCACCTACACCTAAGACTTGATCTACATTTGTTTCTACCCACTTAATACCAGATTTATTGTTTACAGTAATCTTTTCACCATCTGACCAAATCTCAGTCATGCCTTGTTTATATGTTACTTCTTTCATTATAATGCTCTCCAATTAGTCAAACTCAATTATTGGACAAATTTTTTGTTTCTTTGCTTTTAACCACTGTACAAACAAGGAAGGTTCTTTAGGTACATAAGGTTTAGACTTTTTAGGGGCTAGTTTACCCACTTTACGAAGATAATCTCTATATTGTTGCCATAGAAATCCTAAAACTATTATATCTGCTATTCCTGCAAGTGCAGATAGAACCCACCAATCTGCATCTAAAAGTACAAGATATATCCAAAAAGGTATACTAGCAAATATTGCTAATAGTACTGCTATTGTTGGTATAACAGTGCAAAAAAATACTGTTTTCCAAAAGTATTTGCATAAATTTTCTGCTTGCCAACTATTTTCAACGACACCAAAGTTACTTAAGTATCTATAGTGCCAACTACTTCTTTTAATTTTCATTCGTTCTCCAACTTATGATGTTGCCAAGTTTCTTGACACTCCTCACATTCATGGTAATGATCTGTAGTGTAATATATTCCTATATTAATATCAAAGTGTTGAACTAATTCTTCAACTCTATGTATATTCTGTGATCCACAATAGGGACAATATCTTGTGTGCATTACTCTTTCTTTTTACGTTTAGTTTCAAGAATAGCTCTTCTTAGTCTCTCTGCTACTTCAGGGGAATCATCAAACTCTTTACACATTTCAATAAGATGATGCTTTACCCTCCAATATTCATCGAATGCTTTATCTAGCATATCCCTACTATATACGTCCTTCATCTATTTCTCCTATTTTACTATAATACCTGGTTTGTGACATACTAGGTAAGTTATCAAATAAAGTTTTTGTTAACTTATTTCCATACTCATAATTGTTTTTATTAATGAAATCATCTTGATATTGACTCCAAGTAATATGAAGTTCAGGATCAAGTATTAAACTATTATTATCCCACAAATCTTTCGTAATAGATTCACTTAATAAATCTAAATTAAGAGGTGCAAATCTTAATGTGCCTTGATTTTTATTCGGTCTATTTGTTATATCTTCTCTTGTAACTATTGCACCTTCATAAGGCAAAGGCCCATCTCCATGACGAGTAAGATATGTTCTAGTTACATAATGTACATCAGCTTGCTTATATCCTAAATCAGACAGTATACCTGTAGCATTAACAATACCAGTTCTAGAACGTGTTACATGTGGAAATGAATAATGGTATTCATCTAACATTAAGCCTTGTGCACCTTCAAATATTCTATGTTTAAAAAACTTAAGAATATTATAATTACTTACCGGTATAATTAACCTAGACATTAGATCGCAGTCTTCTAGATAATCACTAACATCATAATTAGCAATATAATCTGGATTGATACCTAATTCTTTGGCTCTCTTAGGTACATATGTATCTCGAATAATTTCTAGTTGCCATTTTAAATTATTAATATTATAAATATCATCTAATGTAGTTTTAGTAACTGGATTATTTAAACATCGAGTAACAGTCTCATTGATACCCATGCCAGTAGTACCATGTTGACCTTCACCACGTTTAGATTCTACCCTTTGATTAAGTAACCAATCATAGGGCGTAGTAAGCATTGCATCTCGATGTGCAAATATTTTAACATGATCCTCTGGTACAGTGAGATATTCTTGATTAAATACTTTGGGGTTAACTATAAAATGCTGCGATAGCATACTAGGTCTACCCCTTAATGTACCACTACCTATATGATGAAATTCATGGCGGCGGCCATCCGACAATTCAACGGTGTGGCCTGCTTGGGCCCCACCGTTGAAACGTATTACTATACTGTCAGATAAACCTTTAGCTAATTGATCTGTAACTAAGCCTTTACCTTCATCACCTAAGTTTGCGCCAATTACTATATGATTACTCATTTCCATCTCACAAATTCTGCATCAACAAGATAAGTATAAAAATTATAGCCACTATCATGTACTTCAATTCTACCGAGGGCAACACACTCCTTAACTTCTTCTCCACATTCAGTACATATACCACTTTTAAATTTTGTAATGTGATGATTATGACAAGAATATGCCTCATAATACTTTTTAGGCTCAGGTTTTTTACTAAATAATGACACTATTATGCTCCAAATGCGTGCCTTACAGTTTCTTTAACTTCTTTATCTTGATAACTACTAACAACTTCCTCAACATCAGTACCTTCAGAAATATGCATAGCTGCAAGTACTACTTCAGCCAGGTGTTTGTAATTACGGAGAGGAATTGCACGATTACCCATAAGCTTCTTCCAAGCACTAAGTACTCTATCTTTGCCATAATGACGAGTGTAATAGCCTTCCTCCACAACTAAGTGGAATACATGCCATTGTTCTTCTGCCAACTTAAGTAAGTCTTTCGGGGTATAATCTTGCTGTCCACCATCACCAAAGACGTCCTTTAGATCACGCACAGATAAACCGTCCGGTGGCATTTCGTCACCGAAAGTAAATAGATAGCCCTTCTTTTGACGCTTCTCATAACTATCAATAGAAGTCTTCATTGCAGCAAAGTACCAAGGTAGATCGTAACTTTCAGTATTATTACCCCCACCACCACCTTCAATATAAAGGTCTTGCAATTGTTGCACAATCCTAATATCAGGCTCAAACTGTGAAGCCTGTAAAGGGGCACTATCGCAATAAACATCACCAATTGCTGAAAACAAAATATGTGGATCTGTTACTGGCTTACGATCAAGAATACCCTCGATTAGCTTACCAAGTCCATCTTTTGCAATCTGATGAGCAATATCACCCATTGAACCAGTTACATCTAATGCTAAAATGATAGGTGTAGAGTTGGGGTTTTCTTCACTATCCCTGCTTTCCCTAACTACTATATTCTTCGGATCTAAAGCTTTATTGATTTCTGAACTCTTAAACACTTCTGTATAATGTGTAGCTGCTTTAGCACGATCAGAAGTTACTGTATAAGCGGCTCTAGATTTATTATCCCATCTTCCATATCCCATGATTAACTCCTATCAAAGTAATTGCCACCACCACGATTGCCTTTGAACATATTCATCATAAGCATCATAGGTAACATTTGTGTCATACCGGCCATTGGATTAGAAGCTTCCGATCCATCGCCAGTGGTAGCTGTGCTACCGAGTTGCGTCATAAGCATCAATGGCATAACTTCCTGCATATCTACATTGTCTCCGCCCATCATCATCATAGGTAGAAGCATATTCTGGAAATTGTTAAGTCCACCTTCTCCACCTGGCAAAATGTTAACCAGGCTACGTAGAACCATTACATCTCCACCAAAGCCAATCATAACTGTCTTAGGGGGTGTCCAGTTACTACGTGTGCCATCAGGCTTCAGGATAGTGAAAGACTTTTCAGTACGATCAACAACCCAGCCAAGTGCTCCACTAGCACCATAAATAAGATCACTTACCTTTACATCAGCTGTGGCGGTGCCTTGCGCGAACGCGGGCACAGTCATGCCAAACTGATCAAAGAGATTGATACTTACTTGTGCATCTTCACCTTCACCATCAATAGTAGTGATACCATCTTCACCAACGATACCAATACGTCCTGTCATAAGATCCCATACCACGTTATTAACGGGTCTGAAGAACCTCGACATCAATTTCTTACCATCAAACATTTTATTCACATTCATTTACTTCTCCTATATTGTATACCCTTCGATCTTGATGTGTTCACTAACAGGACTAAAATACTTATAAGCACCTTTTAATACTTCTAAATCTTTTAAACCCTGTGCTAAATCTTGCATTTGATAAGATTCTAATTCATCTTCATCAAGCAATTCAATACACATTGTGTATGTACCTTGAATTGCTTCTAGAATTGTTTTTGCAACTATTTCATCAATACATTCATCTGATACTTCAACTTTCATTTATTAAATCCTCTTAAAATCATACCATTATCACGAATCTTTACTACTCGATGCTGCGCATGACAACTATTACAAGTTACATATCCTGCATCATGAGCAATACCACGATTCCATTTAACATCCTGTGCTACAGGCACCCCTGGATACTTAAAATGAAACGTGATAAAAAATTTAATACAGCACAATGGTATACCACTATGTATACCATTGAACAAATCAAATATTGCTTGTCTAATCTTTACATGCTTCATTTGCTACCTCAGTAAAGTATAACGTATTATAAATATCTTTTTTAGTAAGCTCACACTTAAGATTTTCTTCACAAATACTAAAAGCTACTACTTGTCTAGTAGCATAAGTGCATCTGAACTCAGCATCATATCCCCAAACAAGTGCAAATAATACAATTACTATAGCTATTAGTGTACCTAATATATTCATCTAATATCCCTTACAATCCAATCTCTTACTTTCTTCCATAATTCTGCTCGTACAGGTTGACCTTTATATAATTCATTAATTTTGGCAGTATGCCAACGTAAAAATTCTGCGTGCCAGGGATAATTCTTCTCTAAATCAGACATTATCTGGCAGAACTACCGGATAACCATCAGGTTGAATAGGATTAAAGGCATTTTCGATATCTTTAATAAACTCTTTAGCTAATTTAATTCCTAAGATACCTTGAATACCCTCTAATTGTTCTTGATAATACTCAATATTGTGTTTGAGAGCTTTAATTTCTTGTGTTAAATCCTCGATTTCATCTTGTTGCATAGACAATGCTTCAATTAATTGAAGCACATAAGGATCACTCAAATGTTCATATGTAGGACTTAATTCACTCACTTAACTACTCTCCACTCTACTTCACCACATTTTACACATACCCTAGATTCTACACTAGGTGAATGATCTTTACCATGAAAACCGAAAGCCCATTGATTACCTGTAATCTCTTCCCACTTAGTCCAGCGATGCCAGCATGAATCTAATATTGCGCCAAGTACTATAAGTACTAGCAAGAATAATACACCAGTTATAGCGAAGCCCCACATTACTTACACTCTACTAATTGCCATTGATATTTACCACAATTTTTACATGTGCGCTCTTGTATAAGTTGCTTTCTAGAGCTAACCTTTTCCTCAAAATGATAAATAGAACTAATAGTGGTACGTACAGACTTAAACTCTGGTTTTGACCAAACACTCCATCTATGAAATATACAAGCCATTATCTACACACTCGACCCGATTCGTCATTACTATTCAGATAAATGTAACAATCTGATCCATTAGAATTACCACTATCAGCATTATGGGCAGCAATTGCACCAACAACTACTACACCACCTACTGTTAGCCAGGTTTTCTTAGCGTCATATACACCATTAGTAGTACATGCACTAAGCCCTAGAACTAATAGTAACCATAAATTTTTCATTATTCATCTTTATACATAATAACAAGAGCAATAGCAATAATACCAAAAACTAAATTTGCCAAATCAGGTGCTGCTTGAGAGAAAAAGATAAAACCTGCTAAACTCCAAAATTGGTAAGATTTCATAATACACCCGTACCAAATCTTTTACCTAGAATTTCTTCAATGCTTTTAGCAAATTCATCATCTATAAGAAAGATCTTGAAATCACTTCTATCCAAATCTACAAACTCTTGATTAGTACCAAATCCAGTCATACCTTGTTCTAAAATTTCTTCTATATAAAGGTCAGCTGTTTTTAGAGTGTCAACAATTTCAAACTGCTGACAATCAAATTCATCACACCAGTTTGCATCAAATTTAATTAGTGCTTTCATTCAAATACTACCTTAATCTTAGCGGGCGGAAGTGCACCTTCAAAAGTTGCTTTCTTAATGTAAAGCGAGGGAATACGAGAGTATTCCTTTGGCAGTACATCACCAGCAGATGAGATTTCACCATATACTACTGTACCTGGTGTCGTTTTAATACGTTTCAAAGTAATTTCAGTCATTTTCTTCCTTATTACAGATTATAACTGTAGTGTTAGGTTTTGCCATGAGATACAGTATGTGCTTGATATCTTCAACAGTAGTTACTTCTTGCCAATCAACTCTTACATATTCAATCTTAGCAAAGATACTTTGTTGTCGAAAGTTTTTCAACCACTTCATGCTAACTCTTTCCAGAGTTTGATATTCTTGCGCAGATCAACAGCATCCATAGTAGAGATGTCTTTTCTCAAATCAGCGTAATATGCAGCTAATTTTTCGGGTGAGTCCATAATTTCTGTGACTAAGCCGTCTTCTTGAACACCAGCAACTACCAGGGCATAAAATTCTTGTTGCAGTTTACTTAACATACTATTCTCCAAGTTATAATATATTATATCAAACTTAAGCGAATAAATCAAGCTTAAATTATTTTATCACCTCTTTATTTCTTCACCCACTCTCGGCTAAGCCAAAATCGACCCATAGGTCTCCAATACCCTACTTCTATTGTTGAATGACTAATACTTCTACCTGAAACCATACCACAATGAACACATACTCCTTTACTATGAAGTATATCCCATTCTGATAGATATTTCCCAGTTGAAGGACAAATTGTTCTACCTTCATACCTTGGCATCATCTTCTCCTTTGAGTGCTGCTGTTGCCTTTTCTCTAGCAACATCGCACTGAGACATTACTGCGATTTCCCCTAGCGCCTCTTTGTAGCGCGAGTTCTCAGCAGACAAAATCGCATACCGACCGCAAACAGGGCGACAATCCTGCTTTAAGGTTTCGAGTTCAGCCTTCAACCGCTCGATTTCCCCATTCTTAATTTCAACGTACTTCTGCGGGCATAAGGAGCACGGCTTCATCTTCGACCAGTCCTCCTCGTATCCTTGTCTGTGCTTGCAGTTCATACTATTTCTCCAAATTATAATATATTATATCAAATTTAGCAACACTTTTCAAGCTTATTTTTAACTCTAACAATATTTTCCAATAGACCTAAACTAAAAATAGTACTTGACAACTACTATAAAGTATGTTATAATATTAGTATAATTTAGGAAGATCTTGTCTTTATAATTTAAACTAGAAAAATTTATTCGCTTAGCGACTGTATTAAATAAATTTTGGAGGGGCCCCTCGGGAGGATCTGAAATTTCTTTATATGCATCAAGCTAAGCAGATTATAAAATTTAATAATAAAGAAGAAAAATTTTTTTAATTTATAGTACTGAAAAACTTCACAGTGTATTCTCACACGTGTTATAATAAACATTTGCCCGCTTGCCGCCGAAGGCGGCTATTTGGGCAAACAACTAGAGGAGACTTATGAAAATGAATCCATCAAAAATTAGTGCTGATGGCTTTTTAACTTCATTAGCAGAAAAAGTAATGTCGGGAGACATGGAAAGAGGTAATAAATTATCTACCTCTCAATTAGAACGTATTGCAACCTTACTGGGACATCTTTCTAAGCAAGGCAACTTATACGATATATTATTTAACGAATCTAACCAACGGGTTACACTAGATAATACTACAATTAATACAAAGGATTTAATGTGGTTTGTGTTGATGGATCATTCATATGCTAGAGGGTGGTATTGGCAACCTACAGGTAAGATGACTGCGGATACTTCAGTATGTGCGGGTGTACCATTAGCTTTTCTAGGGGCTAGACGTTTATATAATAAGCCGTATATGTCCTGGCTTACTGATTTAGGTGAATTACATTGTGATATGTTTTTACCCCAAGGACTTAATAGTTGGAAAATTGATGATGAGGGTCAAGTAGTACATGAAGAATCTAATAGTTCCAGGGGCGGAGCTGCAGGACTTATTAGAGTATTTAATCAAGAAGATATGCACATTGATCTAGCCCATATCCATAGATTAAGAGAAGAAGTACCCAGGTATACTAGTACATCTAAACCTAAAAAGGTGATACCTAGTAATATATCTGAAGATGAACGAGTTGGTAATTTATATAATAATTGTTCTTATTTAATGCGTTGTATGATATTACAGGGATGGTGTTGGTATAATTTAAGCAGAAATGAGGATATGATTTTAGATTTTACTAGTTGGGACAATAATTTACCTTCAATAGATAGTATGAGTCATGCTATGCAAGGATTAGCGCCCAAAGATACTAGAATTGCAAAAGGCTTTTTAGCTTTTACTAAAACTAAAGAGGAAGACTTACTTAACCTGAGTATGTAGAAATCAAAAATAGATAAGGATGATTTATCATTATGAATAATACAGTAGATAGTGGTGGCGGACCAGTTACGTCCGTTAAAAATGGCCCAGTTGCCGCCGAAGGCGGCGAGTTGGGGCAAGAGTTGGGTAATACTTTAGAAGAGGGTAATTGGAACTGGGAATTACCGGGTGGTAAGATGAGTATGAGTATTAATTATAAACAAGGTCTTGTTACTAAAGTAGAGTATGATACTTTTTGTGATGAAGCGAGGGAAGCCTACGACGAATCATTACAAGTAATAGTGGATGCATTAGAAGAAATAAAACAAAGGATAATAGAGTATGGTAAGTAGTTATACAAAGAAAGAAGTAGATAAAATGGTGGACATGTATACTAGTGATCCTTGCCTCCAGGTTGTAAGTAAGTTGTCTGTCATGCTTAACAGACCTAGAAAATCCATTATCAGCAAACTTGTACGCGAAGGCGTGTATGTGCGCAAGGGTTACACTACTAAGACAGGTGAGACACCAATTACTAAGCTTCAGCTAGTACGAGCTATAGAGGATGCTATAGATACTAAATTACCTGATTTAGAAAAGGCTCCAAAGAGTACTTTAAAGATGCTATCAGACACTATAGTAGAACAGTCACAACTATTAGAAGATACGCTAGAAGAATTAAAGAATACAGCTAAACCAGACAGAGTAAGGCGTGATATACTAGAAATATTAGAAAGTAAGTAATACATGAAGCCCCTTAACTGGGGCTTTTTTGTGTCTGCAATATACCTAAATTTTAGGTACTTCCACCTAAAATTTAGGTGGATAAAATTAACCTATTTTTTATATAGGTCGAGGGGCACCAAGAAAATTGTCAAGTAAGAATTTTTCCAGGCCCCACTACGCCGCTACGCGGCACTGGGGGGTATAAAGAGACCCAAAGTAGGGTATAGGGGTCCTCTACAGGGGCAAAAGTCGGGAAAAGTGCTAAAATCTTCGTAAATGTACTAAAATGTCTATATTTCCACGCATTTGCCGCCGAAGGCGGCTATTGTGGCGGGAAAAGATTAACTTGACTTGTTTATGCCAATATGGTATAATATAATGGGGAAGGCTGTGCCGAACTGGCGCTAACGCGCATAAAAAAGGCTGCAGGCATTTCTGCCCGCAGTCTCCACCAGTACTCGGAGTGGATTTTCCCGAGTGATTACTATAGCGCTGCCAGTACCTTGCTCAGCGCTACCTTAGTAGCCTTCTCTAGAGAACCAATTACGTCCTCATCAACGTCGAGCTTCAGCGCTATCGCGGTTACTAACTCGGCCTTGAGTGGTCCAGCCTTGCCCTTCTCTACCTTAGTCAGGGGTACGTAGATGCCCTCACGGGTCAACTTAGCACGTACAGAGGCCTCGTTCTTGCCCAGCTCGTCAGCGAGCTGACGTACTTGGGCCTTGCGCACCTCGTCGGTAGCTTCGCCATCATATACTGCGTGCAGGCGAGCAACAGCCTCATCGGTGTAGTTTACAACTTTTTCCGTCATGGTCTTGTCCTTATCTGTGAATTGAATATATATTGTACCTGAAGTACTCGTAGAAATCAAGCCTAAATTTTTTGCCCTTATCTACTAGGGGCTTCCCCCGATTTCTAAAATAATTATATCACCCCAGGACACAAATGTCAATATCAAAATTTTTTTCTTGATTTTATTTAGCCGCTGTGGTATACTGGCGCGCCCGCGCGTAATACTAAAAAGGCTCCAGGGTCTACTAGGTACTGGCGCATACGCGTATGCGCCATTTTTACGTCTACACGTTGAACGGGCATATTAGCATATGCGCAATTGCGCATATTAGCATATTCTAATATACGAAGGCGTTACTTTCATTATAACACATCGCTCCGGTTTTGTCAATAGTGGAATATACGTATTGACACGCGGGGCGGGATCGGACACCCTCGGGGTGGGTGGGTGGGCCGGATACCCTCGTTAGAATGAGTCTAAAGGTATTATGTTAAGTCGGACACCCTCGCGGTGCGAGGGTGTCCGGCTCCGCCGGGCTTGTCAAGCGTTTTTTGCAAATAAAAAGCTTGCAATCGGCCTGGAGCTGTGCTAGGACTCCGAGCCTAAATCGCAAGCACAGAAAAGCCCCGATTGCAAGGGCAATCGGGGCTAGTGTTAGACGTTTTTTAATTGGGGCTAACTAGCCAATTTTTTCGAGCCGAAGTTTATTCGGCTTGTGTTTCCTCGACTTCCGTTTCCTCAACGCTGTCGGCAAGTTTCGCCGCAGCCTGAACTGTCGTGCGCAGAAACAGCAGGCAATTCTTTGTTGCCTTCTCAAGACCAGACAAGGACGTATCCGCATCCACGCTTAACGCATCGGCAATTTGTCCGACAATCGTTTCCTTCGTTTCTGCCTTCTTGTTGTCTTTGGTCTTGTATTCCTTTTTCACATACAGACCCTCGCGAACCAATTTCGCACGTATGCTCTTAACACCTTTTCCGAGTTCATCCGACAACGCTTGCAATTGTTCCTCGCGATGTTCCTCGGAATCTTCCGGCTTGTAAACTTCGTGCAACCGAGAAACCATTTCCTCGGAATAGTTCGCCTGTGTTACCTTTTTCGTTTCTGTCATTTTCTTACCCTCTAGAGTTTCGCGGAACCCGCCGCGCCGGTCAATCTAAAAGTGTGCCCCGGATTTTTTGCGCGTGTCGCCACGGCATGTGTTGAACGTCGTTATACGGAATAGGCTTGCGCCGCGCTAACAGTCGCAGCAAAATTTCTACTTCGATTTGTGCGTCTGCTAGTGCCGTGTGGCTTTCAACAAAATCGGGATTGCCAGTAAGGAACGCATAAGTTTTTTCAGCAGTTGTACGCACGTTATTCGCATCTGTGATAAACCCTTTTTCGCTTCCGTGCTTGTACGCGAAATCGTGGTATAGCTGCGAATTCAAAAGCGTTGAAGTTGAAAAGAGATACAAGTCCAGCAGCGTTAAGCGTGAAAGATTTATATTTTTCTCGGTAAGCATACGATGAGTTTTATTTAATGCGCCTAAGTCAAAACTGATGTTATACGCGCAAAAAACGTCAACGTCATACGTCAGTATATCCTCGCGCATCTGTTGAAGTATGTCGCGCCATTTGACCAGTCGAAAAGTGTGGTCTGCGATATTCGGAATATACAAGCTAAAAATCTTTCCGCCAAACATCGCGCGCCAATCTTTATTAAATAACGCGCCTAGCATCAAACGAGGATTGGTTAGTATTTCGCTAACCAAAAAAGTACGTTCGCAAAAAATCTTACCTTTGCGATTTGTTATAACGTACGCAAAATCGAAAACGATTGCCTTTGATCCTAAGCCGGTCGTTTCCGTGTCGCAAACAAAAAACCTTTTTTCTTTCATGCTGTCAACGCTCCCAAAATGATACAAAGAATAATCAAGAATAAACAAAAGATTTTTTCTGTCGTGTCGTGTCTCATATCAAGCACCCTGTTGCGATGGAATATAGAAACATTTTGTAAACATGCTGCGCAATGCGTCGATGTTTTTCGGATTGTCTTCCCACAAGTAACGCGGCAAATTTTGAAACTGTCGCAGATTAAAAAATCTTTGCAATTGGCGACGTTTTAATACTGCGTCGTTTTGCATATTGCCAACAGGTCGCATTAGCAAAACATTAGGCTCGCCAAGCCTATCGTAAATAAATCTTTGGTCGTGCGCAGTCCATTGTCGCGCGGTGCAAACGATAACAAACGTGTAAGGGTCGATACATGCGAATTGATAATGCGAGGAATGCGGTAGGATTTTGTCGAGTGCGATTTTATCCGGTGTGCGGTTTTTTATCCAGTAGTCTAAATCGATGGATCCGTCTGACAAATTGCGGTAGCGATGCGAGCTATCTACAAGCACCCCGTCTAAATCGTAAATGTTCATCTGTTTAAACAATCGGTAAATCCTCTAAAAATTCGGCGTAAATAAAAAAAGAGTACAGGAAATTTAGACCCTTGTCTAGCTAGACAAGAGCGAAAAACTGTGCTAGGCAATTTCGCCGATTTGACTAGCACGTGGGCCAGGGTTTTGTCAATAGGTAGTTATACCTATTGACGCGCCCGGCTGCGCCGGGCACCCTCGCACCGCGAGGGTGTCCGAATGCGAATGATAATCATTCGCATTAAAGAATCCGGATAATCTCTTGACAATGCTTGCGCGTTGTGGTAAAATTGGCGCGGCCAAATGAGAACGATTCTCATTTGGACACCCTCGCAGGTGCGAGGGTGTCCGGTTTGCAAGTGCTTGTCAAGCACTTTTTTCACACAAAAAAATCCCGCCTATTGGCGGGATTTTAATCTCCTTTTACACGTTAGAGTCGCGAGACCTCAGTTTTTCGACAGGTGGCCTATTGTCGTTGCCGTGCTTGCCCGGCAATCGCTCCGAGTCCGAAGACCGTCGCTTTATTCGGTTTTCCTGACCGACGGAAACCGCCCCGCATCAAGAACCCCTAATAGGGTGAGTGTCCAGTCTTATCGGATGGGCTTAGCATTTTCACCATCTTACAAACCTTTCACTCGCTATACCGTAGCAGTCATCCCCTAAGCGGGCCTTACTTTTGGTCAGCAGGCTAGAGCATTCTTCCAACGGTGCTTTTCCGCGTGTTACGGGGCTTTTAGCTAGGCCCCATGCTCTAATCCATGTAACGTATAGTACGCTCTTGAGAAAAATACACCATAAGGGGAAATACGTATTGACACCAGGTTCTAAGCCGGGCACCCTCGCACCTGCGAGGGTCTCCAAATGCGAATGAGACGTATTCTCATTCGGACACCCTCGCGGGGCGAGGGTGTCCGGTCCGGAGGCCCGTGTCAAGTCTTTTTTGCAAATAAAAAACTTGACAAATGAAAAGGCCCGTGGTATACCACGGGCCTTCCCTTCTCCCTGCCGACTATTCCCTCCTAGTGGCTAAGAATTAGATTGTACTGATCGAAACGCAGAACCAAAAAATCCGAGTGTTGCACCTAACTGAAAATCAGTTAAGTTTACTCCGGCTAATTCTCGAAGTGTATCAGTGACGTAGGGAAACCATGCACCAACAATCCAACCAGAAACGCCACCTAAAACGCGCTAACTATCATCGCAAGAAATACAAAAATTAATCCAACGATAGCAACACCACAACCTGCTGCCAATTTATCCATTACCTTTTCCTTTTAATTTTTGAAACTTTGTTACCACACACAGGACACTTTTTCCAAGTCAAATCCTTTTCCAGTCCCTCCCAATTACAGAGATAAACTTTGCAGCGGTATTGTTGCTGATTAGCGTAATCCGCAAAATCTTCTTTTGCCTTACGTGCCCAGTTATCCCAGTCGATTGATTTAGGCTTAAGCCAACGTGTATCGGTTTCCAATAACCCGATATTTAAACCCATGTTTTTAATCATGCTGTAAACACCGCAAGGGCAATCAATAAAAATAAACAAATGATTGCAAGCGCATCTAAAAAATCTCTGCTTCTAGTCCTCATCTGGAAACACCTCCAAAATATCAAGAACCCTAATCCATGAACCCCAACCAACTCGGCCTTTCTTTATACCAACTCTTAAAAATTTTTCAGAGGGAGACAATTCAAAAATTTGACATTTTTCAATTGTGCCGTCTATATTAGCAAGAATTTTTGAACCTATTTCAATTTCACAAGACATAAGTTTTATCCATGGTTACACCGAAAGAAAATTTGTTATATTGTTTTTTAAACTCTTTACCGTGATCGTCGTAATTAGTAAAGCCTAAAAATTCGTCGATATATTGATGTATTATTTCATGATAAATCAATTCAGTTACAGCAATATACCCTTTTGTATCTGCTAGATTAAAATGCATTGCAATACCATCATATTTTGCATGATCGTCTCGCATACGGGAAAAGAAGAATTTAGGTTCAGTTAGTACGCCTCCAAAATTACGGGTGTTTAACTTCTTATAAATTCTTTTTACCGTTTCTAGTTTCAATCTATTTCTCCAAAGTGATAACGAAATATATCATAAATTTACATGTGTGTCTAGCCCCTTACATAGAACCAGGGGTATGTCAATAGGTAGATATACCTATTGACTGGTCCGGCTACGCCGGACACCCTCGCACCTGCGAGGGTGTCCGAATGAGAATGAGACGCATTCGCATTCGGGGGTCCGGAGAGGCTTATAACATACCTCTACGCTAATGTCAAGCAGTAGTTATACCTACCCTTTCAGCATAGGCACGACGTAGCTTGTTGCGATCACGCTTGCGACACTTCACAAGCTTATCCTCAAGCTCCAGGTTTGACATTGTGCCAGTTCCCTGGCCCGATTTTCTACCGCCGATTTTATTCTTAATTCTAACGGCGATTGATTTTGCGCCTGATTGTATAACTCTCTTTCCGAATTTAGGCATTGTGTAACATCCTCAGGTTGTCTTCGCTAGGATTGCGAAGGTAATTACGGAAGGCCTCATAAGTGCTTGTCTTATAGAGCCAGATATCATCCCAGAGTCGATAGATGCTATGCCAAGAAACTCCGCAAGACATACCAATGCTATTTCGAGGATCGTGTCCGTGTTGTGTTCCTCTTTCCATAGCATCGGCCATAAACTCAGGGGAATAATCTTTGCGGTATTCTTCACGTTCGCTTACGCTGCACTGGTAGTTGTTCATTCGACTTCTCCCAAATAATAATTAATTATATCATATTAACCTAACTGTGTCAAGTCGATAATTACGCATGTAACATATTTACAAAATGCTGCGTAGGGGTACTGGCGCAAAAATATGTTCCACATGAGGGAATGCGAATATTCGCATATGCGAATATTAGTATATTCGTATATTCGTATATTCGTATATTCATATATGCTAATCTCCGACTGAACCCCTAATAGTATCACATGAAACCATTTTATGGCATAAGGGAAAGTACCTATATTCAGAACGCTCATTCTGTGCTAGTGATCAGTTCTTACAGTCATTTCTGTATGGACAGAAATGACGGCCAGAAGTTGTGCAGTGCACCATGAGAATCGTAATACGAATGATTCGCATTCCGCCGAGGGTATCCGAGGGTGTCCGACATATGTCGGACGGGCGCGGATGAGAATGATTATCATTCGCATCCCTGGCTCCCAGGGCCGCCAGGCCTAAGCACAAAAAAGCCCCGCACATGGCGGGGCTTAGGATCGCGCCAGAATTTCAATCGGCGTAAGGATAAAACTGATCGATGATAATCAGGACAGACACAAACACGGTTACGGCCAATGCGGTCCAGAGTTTTTCAGCGATCAGGATATACAACATCAGTACCATGCCTCCGATTGCCGCCAGTCCGAAAGTTAAAAGGATGATCCAAGTCGCGAGTCGTTCGAGTCGTTCGAGTTCCATTATGCCCACCTTCTCAAATCTTCAATTTCGGCCTGAAGTTCGATTGCCTCAAGTTCCTGCTGTTCGAGTTCTGCGTCCTGCTGACGCCACCAATCGCGGTCGTCAGTGTGATTTTGTGTATCGAAGTGCAGCGTCTGGAGTTCCTCGGTCGTATTCTCTAGTCGCATCAATTCGATTCCCTGCTCGAGTTCCTGAATCTCGATATCGATTTGTTTGAAGTATCCCATGTCATCCCCCTATACGTAAGCATTTTCTCGTATTTCAGGGTCTTCCGAACGCGCCAATGCTTGTGGAACATCGTGCCAGTTCGGCCAAACCTTTTCGAGAGTATCGACCAAAGATTGAATATCTTTGTCGCAAAGTCTAATGGTTATCTGCTCTCTTGTTTCTTGGTTGAAAAATCCAACCATGCAAAAAACAAATCGCGGTGAGGAAGGTAGCAGGTAAAAAATAGCTGAAACACAGTTTAAGTAATCAAACATTTTATTCTCCATCGTTACAGTAGATGATATTAACCATGTCGCTAACGGCATGGTTGAGCGACATGATGTGGTAGTCGCGCTCGTATTGGTTTTCGATTTCCTGTTCCTCCGTGTAAACGGTTGCGACCACGCGGAAATAGTACCCGCCGGTCTTGTCGTAATTCGATTGATAGCAATCGAGTTTGCAGAGTCGCTCAAGTTTAGAAGTCTCAATGCGATCAGTAGGCTGAGCAAAATTCGGTAAATCAGTAGGCATAGTAATCCCCTTGCTTTGGCTAGTTGAAATAAAGTTTCCATACAGAAATTATACAGTGAGTCAACAGAATAACAATACCTTTATAAGTCATTGAAAAACCAGGGATTCCTGGCCTTAGTTGCAGATGAAACAATGTTGGCATGACCGTTGCGTGTGCCAACGCAAGAATCATGCCAACCGGGCCTCGCGCGGACACCCTCGTTAGACCGATTGGCTATATGCAATCACCCCATATTGGCACGCTTATTGCTATGCAAGAATCGTGCCAAGAAAATAGTTGGCACGCTTATTGCTATGCAAGAATCGTGCCAAGAAAAAAGTTGGCACGCTAATTGCTATGCAAGAATCGTGCCAAGGGGAGGGCGGTTATTAGACTAAGTCTAAGCCCCTATATTCTGACTATCCCACACGTAAACCATCACATAAAATCAGAATTTGCAATTAGGTGCTAAAATATAATATACCTAAACTAAAAATACTTCTTGACACGCTGCTAACACTATGTTATACTACTCTTATAATTAGGAGAAGTAAATGAAATTTACAGTACAAGATAAAAATAACCAGATTCTCTATACGGGAACAAAGCAAGATTGTATGCATTTTATAAAGCGCAAAAAAATTAATAGGCAGGAGATTACTATCCAAAAATTTGATGATACTCCTACCCCACACGTTACTATTCCTGTTACTTCCGACACTCCGCCCCCTACTCCCGGATTCTTTAAAAGGTTCTTCAACTAATGTCAGATTACAATTTGCAACCCTACTCAGAGGATGCAATGCCTGAATCTATCAGCCCTGAAGGAGCAAGTATCGCAAATACATATTTGGCCAATGCTTGTTCTTTAAATGAAACCTCACGTAGTCTAGACTTACCCACGCATGAAATCGCTGCGACCCTCCAACAACCACTAGTAAAAACTTATGTTAACTCTATTCTTCGAGAGAATGGTTATCGACATATGGTAAAAATAGCTGAAAAACTGGACGAGTTAGTTGAATTAAAATGGGCTGAATTAGAAGAAGCAGAAATTGGTTCTAATAAAGACATCGCTGATTTACTAGCGTTACACCATAAAATGCGTATGGATATGTCTAAATTATTACAAGCTGATGTTGAAAAACCTGGTCCCGGACGTGTGGCAAATACACAAGTTAATGTATATGGTGAAGGTAATTACGGAAAACTTATGGAGAAGTTAGTTAATGGCTGATTTTTTTATAGGTTTTTTTCTTGGAATAATTTTTTGCTATATAATACTTAAATTAGCCGTATGGTATAGTATAAGGAGCGTATTTTAGTATGGTTAAAAGGCCACAAGATTTAGTATTTAGATATTTAAGTAATGATGCAGGGGTAAAAAATGCAGTAGGTAACTACTCAATATCTCCCGAAGAATTTTATTGTCAAGCTACTCATTATACAAATATTGAAAGATTGATAATTCATATAGAAGATACTTTTGGTATGGTTGCTGATGAATATGGAAACATAGGTAATGCACTTACCAATGGTTATAGTGTAAAAATTCTAAAGGATAATGATAAACAAATAATAGATTTATGTGATAATGTTCTAATTAAAACAAATGCAGGAATAGGACGTTATTGTTATGATGTTGATATTAAATCATGGGGGTTAACACCCACTAATGAATTTTTAAATGCACGATGGACTTTTTCAAAGTCAGGAAGTCCAATTATATTAGCACCAGGTCAAAAACTTAGTATTACTTTAAATGATGATTTTAGCGATTTAATTTCACATTATTTTATGATACAAGGTTTTAAAGAACAAGGACAATTTAAATATGTATAATGCATACGTAAGAGCAAACAAAAGAAAATTAATTTGCGAACAAGAAATTCCACTAGAACGAGCAATTGATTTTTTAAAAGAGACACCTCATGGTTTGATAATTAAAGGTGAAAAAGAATACACACTAGAAGAATTAAAAGATGTTAAGAATATCAGATCCCTCCCTGGAATTAGAGAAAGTGACCTTGTTACCAGTGGAACAGAGGTTCATGAAGATCCCTATAGAGAACTATTTGAATCTGTTGGGAGTGACACCGAACCGAGTTCAGAATGCGATAATTAATGGCATAAATTCGCCTAATTATCGCTTCATTACTACTTGTGTTTCTCGACGAGTTGGTAAAACTTTTATAGCAAATATCATTTTACAAGTCGTAGCTCTTATGCCAGGCTCTACCGTTTTAATTATTGCGCCTGACTACTCGTTAGCATCGATTTCGTGGGATTTGCAACACGAATTATTAAAAAAATTCGATATTGAAACCGTACGAGATAATGCTAAAGATCGTATCTTAGAGCTGTCTAACGGTTCTATGATTCGTGTTGCTTCTATATCGCGCGTCGACTCGGCCGTTGGTCGTTCTTATGATCTTATCATCTTTGACGAAGCGGCCCTAAACGACGGTGGAGGTACTGCTTTCAATATAGCGCTGTTACCTACTCTAGATAAATTACAATCAAAATGTTTATTTATTTCAACACCACGTGGTGATAACTGGTTCAGAGAATTCTTTGAACGCGGATTCAGTACAGATGTTGAATTAAATGAATGGTTATCCATACACGCTGATTACCATGAAAATCCTAGAGCTGATGCTAAGACTGTAGCGCAAGCTAAAAAGACCATGTCTCACGCTGAATTTGAACAGGAATTCATGGCTAACTTTGTTACCTTTGAAGGTCAAGTCTGGGCATTGGATCAAGATTGTATTCGCGATCTTACTCCATTAATAGTTGAATTTGAAGGTTCATTACATCGTCTAGAAATCATCAGTGGACTTGATCTAGGATTCCGAGATCAAACTGCTATGGTAGTACTAGTTGTACATACCGATTCAGATGGTAATAACATATACTACTTAATAGATGAATATGTAGCGACTGTGCGCACTACTGCTCGACATGCTGAAGAGATTCAATCACGCGTTTTGCGTTGGGATCTTGACTATATATTCTGCGATTCTGCTGCAGCTCAGACTCGATATGATCTAGCGTCTACTTATGATATTTCAACTGTAGCTGCAATCAAGAGTTTACAAGACGGAATCGGCGCCGTTGGTGCCGTAGTGGATAATAATAGACTGATTGTACATGATGAATGTGTGGAATCAATTTATGCTTTGCGCAACTATAAATGGAAGGGTAAAGTTGAAGAGGGAGTTTGGAACATAGAAACTCAAAAACCTGAACACAACAGAGCATCGCACTGTGCAGATGCTATTAGATATGCGATTTATACTTATGAACGCTCGATGGGAGGAATTACATGAAACTACTATATTTATTATTGTTATTGCCAGGCTTAGCTTTTGCTACCGGTGGTAGTAAAGATTGCGATCATCCTCGCTTTGTAGAAATTGGTTGTGGTGAAGTTGGACCACAAGGTGAACAGGGAGAACAGGGAGATCGTGGACCTCGTGGTGAGCAAGGTGAAACTGGACCTATGGGACCACAGGGTCCTCAAGGGGAACAAGGACCACCGGGTGAACGTGGGTTAGCTGGACTTAATGGTATAGATGGTAAAGTTCCTACTGAATGGATTAAAGAATTTCATTACTTTGAAGAAAGATATAGTAAATATATTGCTGCAACTGAAGCACTACAAATTCACCTACCACAAGATCAACCTTCACGAATTACCTTTGGTATTAGTAGTGTATCTGGTATGACTGGAATAGGTATAGGTTATGCTTTCAAAAATGAAGATGGACAAGCTTTCACTTTCGGATTAGGAACTGCTAATGGTGAAAATGTTGGCAAGGCTAGTTTTGGATTTGAATTCGGTGGTAAATCTTCAAATTACGTACCATTTAATGAATGTACTTATGTCGGAGGAGAATTAGTCCTTTCTAGTAGATGTGTTAAAGAATGAATGGATGCCTACTAGCCATAGGTGCAGTTGTAGTTATGTGGTTAATAATTACAAGTGTGTATACCTGGGTAGGGGGTTGGGGACTATTCGCTTTCTTATTACTATGGCTTTTACTAGCTTCACTTGAAGATTAGTAAAATTTCTGTAGACCTAAACTAAAAATACTTCTTGACACGATGCCTAAAATATGTCAGAATGATTATAATATAAAGAAAAAATCAAAATACAACATTTATAACTGTTATGTCAACACTTAAAAGAATTCCAATAAAGTATGTGCGCGACAGAGCTAAGAGCCGCTACGATAAGGCGGCTCTGTGTTACGTTTGTGGAGTTGGTGGGTCATTAGATTTTCACCATCTATATACTGTGGATATTTTATTTGATGATTGGTTAAAAACCAACAAGATAGCTATTGATACTGTAGAGGATATTATTGCAGTACGCGATGACTTTATAGAGAGTCATTTGTATGAAATGTATGAATACGCAAGAACTCTATGTAAAAAATGCCACCAGCGCCTGCACACTGTCTACGGTCAACGCCCTGCGTTGTCGACAGCCCCTAAACAAGAACGCTGGCTCGACAAACAAAGGGAGAAACAATGTCAGAAGGATTCTGGGGCGGGATAATACAAGATTACGCTATTTATCTTGCTGCTGTAAGTGCAATAATTAGTTCCCTGATAGTGGTATACAGGAAGGCGATTAAACCCATGTTAAAAGCAGTAACTCACTACTATGCAGCAATAGAAAAAATTGATAAAATCTTTGAGGAAATGAGACCAAACGGTGGAACATCCATTAAAGATAAGATCGATAGAATAGATCACGGCCTTACATTCGTAGGAGAAAGGTTAAGAGCTTACCTAGCCGACGCAGACGAAGCTCACTTCGAAACCGATGCAGACGGAAACTGTACTCGCGTAAACCGTACATATACTAGACTAGTAGAACGTGAAACCTCTGAAATTCTTGGACACGGTTGGCACAACTGTGTATACCAAAAAGACAGAGAACACGTTACTTCAGCCTGGTACGATGCGGTAGACGATGACAGAGAACTCAGCCTTAATTTTAGATTTGAAACACCCTCTGGCAAAATAATACCTGTCAAGGGGGTAAGTTATAAAATGACTAACGACGAAGGAGTAGTAATAGGTTATCTAGGAAAAATAAGAATTTTGAAAGATAACACTATACATAATATATGAATTATTTAAGAAGATTGCAATACGCGTGGAAACACCGTGGGCAACCCGCAATTCAAAGAGTAGAGGGTAATTCTCGCTCTAGTGAAAGAAGTAGATTCTTTTTTGAACGAAGTTACGACCATATAGAAGTAGTACGTCGTGGTGTAGATATGATCGTTGATTCAGCTATTGAAGTTGATGTAAACATCACTGAAAGTTTACCCACTAAACCTGTACATGAAGGGGGTAGACAAAGAAGAAAAACTTTGTCTACTATATTAAATTTTCGTCCTAATAATAATGAAGATGTAAGTTCATTTAGACGTGAATTAGTAATGGATTTTATTTTAACAGGTAATTGTTATCAATATTGGGATGGTATTAATTTATATTATTTACCTGCTAGATTAATGACAATTGTTACACATAGTAAAAATAAGGTAAGTCATTACGAGTTCGAAAAGGACATTAAGTTTTATCCACATGAGATTATCCATACTAAGGATAACAACGCTGATTCTGAGTATGAAGGTAGATCCAGATTATTCTGTACTAAGGGTACTATACTTATATTAAGAAGTATGTTAGATTTTCAAGAGAACTTTTTTGATAATGGAGCCATTCCAGGTTTGATTATTCAAACACCTAATATTCTTAGTGCAAAGATTAAAGATAAAATGCTACAAGTATGGCGTCAAAGATATAATCCTAGAGATGGTGGGCGTAGTCCTATGATCCTAGATGGAGATTTAAAAGTTAATCCACTTAGTACTACTAAGATTAATGAATTAGATTTTGAAGCCTCTGTAGAATCACACGAAACAAAGATTTTAAAAGCTTTGGGTGTACCCCCAGTACTTTTAAATTCTGGCAATAATGCAAATTTAAGACCAAATATACAGCTATTTTACGAAATGACAGTTCTACCGCTTGTTTCTAAACTTATTAGTTCCTATGAGCGATTTTTTGCTTATGATATGGAACCAGAGGTTGCTAAAGTGAGAGCTTTAAGACCTGAGTTAAGAGATGCGGCACAGTATTTTACAGGATTAGTTAACGCGGGGATTATGACCGCGGATGAAGCGCGTATCGAGTTAAGACTCGAACCTATGAAAGATGGAGAATCTGATAAACTCAGAATTCCAGCTAACGTTGCAGGTAGCGCGACAGACCCATCTCAAGGGGGAGCACCTGAAAAAGAGGATGATGACCCCGCGAATGAAGACGATTAATTTAATCGAGGAAAAAATATATGCTAACTAAAGACAAAGTTCTGAAACTCTGCGTGCCTTTCACTACTAAAAGTGATGAAGGGGATGAAGAAGAGCTTACCATCTCAGGTTTAGCCAGTACTAATGATGAAGATCGCTCCGGTGATATTATAGCATCAGATGCCTGGACTAAAAGAGATGCTTTGGCTAACTACTTGAAGAATCCTATTGTTTTAGCATTTCATGATCCGGCCCAGCCAATTGGTAAAACCATAGCTCATGAAGTGGTTGATAATGGACTATCAATAACAGCTAAAATTAGCAAATCAGCAGGTAAAATTATAGAATTAATTAAAGAGGAAATTCTTTCCGCTTTTAGTGTTGGTTTTATGATTAAAGACGCCGACTTCGATCCTAAGTCTGGGATTTTTATGATTAAGGAGTTAGAGCTTTATGAGGTTAGCGTAGTTTCTATACCTGCTAATCAAAACGCACTTTTCAGTATAGAGAAAAACTTTTCTAATCCTGAAGATTACAAAGAGTTTAGAAATCAATTTATCAAGTCAGAAAGTGAGGAGACTTTAATGGTAGATGAAAGAAAGAAAGAGGTAGCACAGCCTGTCGATATTGCTGCTCTAGCGGATCAAATTACTTCAAAAATTAAGGGTGACCTAAAAGCCGAAGAATTAGAACGCGAAGAAGCAGAAAAAGCAGCTAAAGATGAAGCTGAAAGAATCGAAGCTACTGCCAAAACAGCCGCTGATCGTTTAATTAAAGATTTACGTGAAGAACTAGCTGAAAAGGACAAACTTACGTCCGAAGCACTAGTCGGCATTAAAGATGCTCTTAAGGAGCAACATGAAAGTGGTGAACTTGAAAAAGCATTTGCTGCTGAAAAAGACAATAAGATGAAATACACTGAAGGGGCAAAGAGTCCTTTTGATGCTATTCCTGATTATGTTAAAGATGGTATGATGTATGCATCTAAAGTTTTCGGTTGCAAGATCGAAGAAACTAAAACATTCAAAGACTATGTTAAGAAATCTAACATGGAACACTGGGATTCAGGTGTAACAGGTGAATGGGAAGATGAGTATAGTACTCGCGTACAAAATGCTATGAGAGAACAGTTAGTTGTAGAGCCCCTATTCTCAAGTATTCCAATGAATACGCCTACCCTTAACATGCCAATCAATCCAGAAGCTGGTGATGCTACTTGGGTACATAGTAGTGCCTACCGTTCAGATACAGCTCCATGGGCTGAAACTGGTGATGGTAGTGATACCTCAACTGGTACAGCTCAAAACCATCAAATCGATGAACAAGTGTTAATTGCCCACAAGCTTGCAACACGTGAATACATCGGTTATGAAGAAGAAGAAGATAGTATTGTAGCTCTTGCTCCAATTATTAATGATGCTGTAGCTCGTAGAATGGCTCGCGCATCTGATCTAGCCTTCTTACGTGGTGGTGGTGTCCTAACAACTGCTTCTTTTGATCCTGTTTTAGGATTAGAAGGACGTGGTGCGTCAACTACTGATGTAACAATCGCTGGTGGCATAGGTTGGGAAGCTAACTTAACTGAAGACGTAGTAGCAACATTACGTAGAAATCTAGTTCTTTACGGTCTAGATTCTAGTCAATTAACATTCTTAGTATCACACGACCTTTACTATGGCCTAATGACTCTAGATAACTTTAAGACAGTTAATACATACGGTCCTAAAGCTACTGTTCATACAGGTGAAGTTGGTAGTATCTTTGGTGTTAAAGTACTTGTTTCTCAAATGTTTGATAATACAGCTATAACAGCTGGTACAGTTGGAACAACTTTAGGTATCATGGTACGTACAAGTAACTTCTTAAAGGGTGAACTACGCGGAATCATGACTGAAGCTGATCGTGACATCATCAACCAGAAACGTGTAATCGTTTCTAGTCGTAGATTTGCGTTCAACGACATTATTACTGGTGAAGCTACAGTTAATCTACAAATCGCATCATAATTGATACGGTTTATATTGTTGAAAGAGTGGGGGAATCCTCCCCCACTCTTTACTGTGTAGGAATATTATGGTAGATTTAATAGATTTAGATTGTTATAAAGAAGCAAAAACTATCCAAAGTACTGATAGAGATGGAAAAATCCAAACTCTCATTACTCAGGTTAGTGCGCTTATAGAAAAGTATTGTAATAGACAATTTACAACTTATTCAACAGTACAAAATGCTAAAGTAGAGTGGCACGATGGTCAAACTCATAAAGTTTATTTAAAAGAATTTCCAGTTATTTCTGTAGAACTTGTACAAATTTCTCCGGATGGAGGAGTTACACAATCTAATGTAGTAGAGGGTGATTCAGCTACAGCGGGATACTTTGTAGATTTAGAAGAGGGTTCAGTATTTACTACACAAGTTATTAATAATTTTATTGATTCTTATAATGTACCGTATAGAAGTTTAGAAATAACATATACTGCCGGTTATACAGAAGATAATATACCAGAAGATTTAAAATTATGTGTTATTGATTTAGTACATTATTATGAATCTGGAGAGAATAAACCTACACAAAGTATGCTGGGGGCTACTATAGATAATCCGCTACCATATACTGCGAATAGTTTTCCTCCACACATTAGAAGAATATTAGATTTATACAGGTATAGTCCATAATGGCTACAAGTGAATTAAAAAATGCTTTAAGAACTTTTATTAAACAAGTAGAGGCTAAAGGTTCTAAAAAAGATCCTGTACGTAATGCATTAAATCAACGAACACAAGGTTATATAGTAAACTCACGAGTAATATTAAAGGAAATATTACGTCCTGAATCACCTTTTAAAGTACAATTAGATAGAGGGCATATTACTTCCTCAGAAATAAGAGGTATTGCTAGAGAAATATCTACAGATTATTGGAGAGAATTAAAGACTACTGCTTCTAAACATAAAACATACAAGGTAAATGGTACTAAATTACCCCCAGAATTTTTATATAGTGAAGAAATTGCTGTTGGTTTTGATGATAAAAAGCGTATTTTATATTATAGGGGCAAAAAGGGGGATTTTTACACTTCTTTTAGTGATGGAATAGTAAAACCAACAATTAGAAGAATACAAGGTAGAACTGATTTTAGTGATGTTACTAGAATATATGTTTCTCCAGATCAAAAATTTATAGATGAATTAAATAAAATAGAAAATGAAGTGAATGCAGCTTATACTGCTGAAACTGGAGAGCCTGCAAAAGGTACTATAGTACAACAAAGACGTCGTAGAGCCAGAGATAAGTTTTATAAAGGAATTGAGGGATTAGATACTAAACCTTGGCAGGGAATAGATATAGGACATGTATTTGGGGCTAAGGCTACGGGTGCAGCAGGTTTATTATCGGATCCCCACGATGTAGTTCATCATTTAAATAATTTAACTTTAGGTGCTAATTTAGCAGATCTAGAACCAGAATTACAAGAACTTGTCACAGCTACTATTAAAGCAGATATTGAAGCTGTTTGGGAAAGGGTGTATAGACAGGATAATGTAGCGGGAAAGTTAACCCTTTTAATTCCAGAATCTTTTGTAAATAATAGATTTACCGGGGGTATTACTGGATCAGAAGCACAGAAGAAATTAAATATAGTAGTAAGAGATTTAGCAGAGAATATATATAAACTAGAAGGTAGTCCTAGTCCGGAAGATTTGTTAATAGATTTAATAGAATCTCATTTTTTAGATAAGAGAAAGAATAATAAAAGGTATAAAACTAAAGCTAAAGTTTCTCAAAAAATAACTGAAAATATAGCTATTAGTAATATTCCATCTAAAAGAGTAAAAATTAATGTAAAAGAACAACAACGTGCAGGTAGTACAAAATCAGAAACTGATTACAGAACTGTTATAGATCTTATAAATAATCTTTTACATGATCAAATTAAAGAAAATATGGGGAAAGGCAGATCTAAGAAAATACTTAATTATAGAACTGGTAGATTCGCAAGGTCAGCAAAAGTAAAAAATCTATTACCTTCTAGTGAAAAAGGTGCAATAAATGCTGCAGTTAAGTATATGAGAAAGCCTTATGGAGTATTTGAACCTGGAAATACTGCAATGGCTACACCAGGTAGAAATCCTGCAAGAATTTTTGGGAGAAGTATTAGACAAATTTTGCAGGAACAGAAAATAGCTAAATTAAGACGAGTTAAGGTAACATTAAGTGGCTAATAAAAGACAACAAATAGTAACAGCAATAGCCGAATTATTTAGATTAAACTTAACAGGGGAAAGTCCCTATGTTACTAATATATTTGAAAATGTAAAAGCTAAACAGGTGTTCTGGGATGAAGTTACTGATTATCCAACTATATGCGTATATACAGGTGGAGAAACTAGAGAATATTTACCTGGAGATTTTAAATGGGCGTTTCTTACTGTAAATATAAGAATTTATGTAGAAGACGAAAATGCTCATGACAGATTAGAAGAAGTTTTTGAAGACATCGAAGCGATACTAGATGGTAATAATGATCTTATAGTAGATGGTAATGACCTTAGTACTGACGTTAGAATATTATCTATATCGGACGATGAAGGTTTATTAAATCCTCTAGGGGTAGGAGAAATTACTCTAGAGGTAAGATATGAAGTATAACACGAGGAGATATATAAATGGCATTTAGTTTAAGTAGAAACGCCAAGCTATACGTTACAACTAGCCAAACAATTGCAGCTATGACTAACGCTAATACTTGGGAAGTGCCTGTTCTTGATGGGTTTTCATTTACAGCTAATACTGCTACAACAGAGATTGAGATCAGTGAGGCTGGCGAAACACCTGTTAGAGGACAACAAGTTTTCACTACTGCTATCGAGCCAGTAGATTGGAGCTTACAAGCATACATACGCCCACGCTTTAACACGTTGAATACAGAAGTAGACGCTGTAGAAAGAATTTTGTGGGAGGCACTCGCAGCTTCACCCGATAGTACTATTACAACAAATGCAGACGGTACTGCAACTACTAGGGGTGAAGGAACTGCTGGAGGTTTAGCGATTGATTTTGATGATTCTAACACTAACGAATTGTTACAACTATCATTAGTATTCAATCTAGGTACTAGTACTGATCCAGTATGGTATCATATTGTAGGAGCAGTAGTAGATACTGCTGAAGTTGATTTTGCTATCGATGCTATCGCTTCTATTACTTGGACTGGTTTTGGTACAAATGTAACAGAAGTAACTAGTAGTACAGATCAAATTGTATTAACTAATATGCTTACTGATGGCGCAACTGATGATTGGTTAGATTCAGCTTTTCCAGACGGTACAGAAGGGTATTTAGCAGCACCTACAGGTGTACAAGCTTGTATTAGAAATAAATTATCAACAGTTACATTAGTAGGTAAATCCGGAACAGATTATGGACAAACTTATACTCTAGCCTTAACGGGTGGTAGTTTAACGGTTGCTAATAATATTACGTTCTTAACACCTGAAGCTTTAGGTGTTGTAAATAGCCCTTGTGGTCATTTTACAGGACAAAGAGTAATTAGTGGTAATATGACTGCTTACCTTAAAACTGGGGTAGGTGTAACAGATACAGGTGCTTTAATGAATGATATTATTACTCATTCTAATTCAGCATCTGGTGCAGATCCAACAGATTTTGAACTTACAATTAATGTAGGTGGTGTAGCCCCAGCTTCACCATACGATACACCAGTTGTACAATTATTGATGTCTGGTGCGCATTTAGTTATTCCAGTAATTAATATTGAAGATGTGGTATCTGTAGACATTGCGTTTAATGCTCTACCATATACTGGTACAGCACCAGATCCTGCAGCAACTAATGAATTAACTGTAGCTTATTACGCTGACGAATCACCATAAGAATAAAGAAGCGCGGGGGAATTTTTCTTCGCGCCTTTTTCTCTTGAAGAAGGATAATAGTGAGAATTATACCTCGTTCTGCAACTAGTACAGTTTTACTTAAAGGTGGTGAGCCACCTACTAATAATCCTCCAGTTTGGGACTCTCAACCTTTAATTTATTTTTCAGAGGGTATATCATCAGATTATAATATGAATGATATCACTAGTGATCCTGATTCTGACCCAATTACTTTTTCAATGAATACAGGAACAGTAGCTTTACCTACAGGTGTAACTTGGACTGCATTTACGGGTATATTAGCATATAATGGAATAGCCGGACCAGATGTTACTTCTGGACATATTATAACTTTAGACGATGGAGAAGATACTACGGATAGCAACGCTTTTAATATAACTATCGCACCAGAAGGATCAGCATTCCCTAGGGTAGGTTCTTTACGCCATAATAGTCGTGTATATGGGGAAGATAACTCAGATGGGGAATATGATCGTGAACATATAGCAGCACACGATGGAGTTATGCTTGGAATGTTTTATAATGGACCTTGGGATAGTAGTAGTGCAGCTGACTATCCGGGAGATCCAGGGGGTACTAATGGTTGGTTATCAAGAGATGCAATCGTTGATGACTTATTAACTAGAAATCCTAATCTTATTATTTATGATTATGTTAATGTTATGGAATCGGGTCTCACAGGTGCTAGTCAAATTAAGGCAGATTTTTTAGATTCTATGACTGGACCTAATGGATCTGATGGTTGGGTTTATAAACCTATAGCTTTTACTACTCAAACTTTTACAGATGCTAATAAATATTCTACGTGGCCAAATACTTATAATACAAATATAACAGAATATGCTGTAGGCCCTGCACCAGACTATTTTTCTTATCCTGAATGGTTTGCAACATTTGTTAAAGAAAAACATATGGATCCAATTATTTCTAACCCAGGTAAAGTACATATTTATTTTGATGTAGTTTTAAATCGTCCGAAAAAAGCAGGTACAGATATGGATGGCAATGAGGATGAAGATGATTGTAATAATCACTGGGATCCTTTAGATTCAGAACATGTTGCACATAATGGTGGACAATCTGTTGAATTATCAAGACAGTGGCGTCAAGGTCAGGCAGATTGTATAAATAAAGTAAAATCATACCAATCTGATTTACTAATAACAGTTGAAACACCCGGTAATAATTTCGGGGGTTGGCCTAGAGGTTATAATAGTGTTGATCCTGAGGATGCTCCAGCAATGATGACAGAATATGTTGATCTTGTACATGGTGGATTCATGACAGGTCAAACTGGCGATCAAGGTCTTTGGCCAGAAGGAAGTTGGCCAATATCAGGTATTGCTAATAATGGTGAAAAAGCACTTAATCAAGATGCTACCGCTGGTTTTAGAGCAGCATTAAATGCTTACACATATATTATGGATAATACAATGGACCCTAAACATGTATTTAATGATTGGGGATGTGTATTAACCCCATATTTAGATCCAAGGCACCCTAGTCCAGAGGGTAATACTATAGAAACTAGTGAACCTACTGGGGCAGGTACTGCTTGGAATTGTTTTCGTGTTGGTTCGTGTATGACATTATTAGATAATGGTCTTATTAGTATTGTTGGAAAACCTGGAGGAAATGGTAATAGTAGTCCATGGTTTGATGAATTTGGTTTTCATAATACTGGTACAACGGGTTTATCACCTAAATGGTTAGGTCAAGCAGTCGATGGTGTACAACGTACAGCGAGACAAGGTTCTAATATTTTTATTAGAGAATTTGATAACGGTTGGGTAGTTGTAAATTCAGATTTAGATGGATCAGCAACTTCTATAGATATATCTGTATTTGGTTCTCCGGGTTCAGTAAAGCGTATTAATGGAGTTCAAGATCCTTCCCACAATGATGGTAGTACTGTAACAGAAGATTTTGATTTAGACCCTATTGATGGAATTTGGTTGGAGAAAGTTTAAATGGTAGGTATAAATTATTCTCCTGTAGGGGGTATGAGTTTAGCTAAAGCCAGTGATTCAGCCAATAATCCTCCAGTTTGGGACTCTCAACCTTTAATTGATTTTAATGTTGGTACATCTAAAAGTTACGATATGGATGACATTACTAGTGATCCTGATTCTGATCCAATTACTTTTTCAATGAATACGGGAACAGTATCCTTACCTACAGGTGTAACTTGGACCCCAAGCACGGGTATATTAGCATATAACGGTGTAGCTGCGGCTGACCTTACTACAGGACATATTATAACTTTGGATGACGGAACAGATACAACGGATAGCAATGCTTTTAATATAACTATTTCAGAGGGTTTAGATTATCCCAGATTTGGTTCAGTACGAATAGGTGAACGGGTATATGCAGAAGACAATACTGAAGGTGAAACTGAAAGAGCAGCAATAGCTTTAGGTGATGTTGTCTGGTTGGGTTTATTTAGTGATGGACCTTGGGATAATTCACCCAATGCTGCACATCTTTCTCGTTCAGATATTATTGATGATTTAAAAACTAGAAATCCTGATTTAATTATTTTCGATTACACTGATGTTGGAGAAACCAGTCTTACTAGTGATACAGGTGCTTATGCTCTAACTCAGACTGGGCCTGGAGGTACTGATTGGTTTACTTATGCAGATGCCGATAATTATCCTGAGGGACGTGTTTCTACATATCCCAATAGTTACAACGTTAATATAACTACCTACGTTACACCTGATGGTAGTGGAAAAAGATACCCAGAAGTATACGGGGATTATAAACAAGGTTTTCATATTGATCCGGTAGCTGCAGGAGTAGGTGTTAATGGTGTAAATATTTATAATGATGTTATGGATATTCGTCCAAGAACTAATAGTACAGATATTAATGGTGATGGTACAAAAGATAATGCTAGGAGTTATTATGATCCTGAAAATGAAGATCATGTAGCACAACAAGGTGGTTTATCTGTAACTATCTCTCAAGCTTGGAGACAAGGTCAAGCTAATTTTGTACAACAATTAATAGACGATAATAGTGGTATTTTAATAGCAGCTAATTTAACTACTTGGAGTCGTGAATATGTTTCTACAAATGAAGCTGATGCCCCTGCTATGCTTAGTGAATATGTTAATTTAGTACACGGGGGACATTGTGAGGGGCAATCATTACCTGAAACTGGATATCCGTTTAGTGGAGTATATGCAGATGGTAACTCAAAACCCGGGGATCAATTTGGTAAGTGGCAAAGAGCACATAATTCATATACTTATTGTTTAGATAATTGTATTACATTAGAAGGTAATGATGCACCATTTGTTTTAAATGAGTGGCATGTTGAATTATCTCCATCTTCTGGTTCTTTACCTGATTCACCTGAAGGTAGACAAATATATACAACTTATCCTACAGGAGGAGCATTTAATCTAGTACGTTGGGGATTATGTTCAACATTAATGGAAAATGGTTATCATGCAGTAGCTACTGTTAATCCAGGATCTTCTAGCGGTAATTATTCTAGTACTCCGCAATTTGATGAATATGGAACAGCTAATACTGGCACTACAGGATTAAGTAAGGGTTGGCTAGGTCAACCTATTGATCCACCGCAACGTTCACCGTGGTATGGAGATATTTATAAAAGAGAATTTGATAATGGTTTAGTATTATTACATATTGAACATGATGATTCTACTTCCGATCATAATATAAATGTAACCGGGGAAGGGGGAATAGGAGCAGGAGTTTGGAAACGTATAGATGGTGTACAAGATGATACTTGGAATGATGGTAGTACTATAAATGCTGATTTTACAATTCCACCAATTGACGGAATTATTTTGGAACGTATATAATGGCAATTGAAATTTTTGTTGGTCAAAATGCACTAGGTACGGATGGTACAGGTACTAATGATTTAACTTCAGCAGATTCATCTACTATACCTGTAGGTGTTTTACATATTCCTACACGTGGTACTGTTAATGGTACATCACGTAATGATTGTATGTTATCAGTAGGTATGGGAGATGGTACTAATGAGTATTCGGCTTCTATGGGAGCAAATGATTTTGTAGCAACTTCAGATTGTAATAGAGGTGTTTACGATAAGGTAATTGCTTATAATACAGCAGGTACTAATACTGAAGCAGGTGGTGATACTCATAATTCATTTATAGCTGGAGGCGAAAGAGTAAATGAAGTTAATGCTCATGGATTTGCACATTTATGTAACTCGATGTTTTTTGCTGGATGTAATGTTGCTGTTGAACAAGTAGTAATAGATGATGTTGAAGATACAGCAGTTAATGTAGATCCCGGTTTTGCTTGGGATGTAGTAATTGTAGCTAACAGTGATTGTCTTGCAATTGATGCTGAAGCTAGTGATACAAATATGAGTTTTGGTTTTTATGTGAAAGATACTGATAGTCAGGGTTGTATTATTATTGCTGAAAATAATACTAATGCTGCTCCAGGTAATCAACATATAATTATAAGTAATACATATGCCGGAGGTAAAGGTGACGAAATATCCGGGGGAGACTTAGATGGTACTAATAGTTGGGGTATTGATGTAGCTCAAGGTTCGGGTACTAGTTGTGATTTATACCCAAGATTAGATGGCGGAGAATTAGAATTAGTTAATTTACTATTCCTAGGTTTTACAGATAATACTATTGCTAGACTTGTTGAATGGGATTCACCTACTTCAGTAGATTCACCAGGAGATAATTCAATTACAGGTATAGGTTTACAACCTATAGCTTTAATTCATATATTATCTTATTGCGAAGCTTACGGTACTGTTAAATCTGATTTTGATGGGGGAGTTTTTGGAATCAGTTTAATTACGGATGATAGTCAATACTGTTTCTCTAGTACAAATGAAGAAAATACGGGGGGTAATACTAATTGTAAAAGTTTAGCTAATAATCAGTCAATTCATCTACGTAGGGATAATAATGGTGAATCAGCAACAACCGCACTTAAAGCTTCACATGTATCAATGGATTCAGATGGTTGGACTGAGAATTGGGAAAATATGAAAACTTCCGGTGCAAGAAAACAACTTACTTTAGCGATAGGGACTCCACCAGGGGGTTCCGGAGCACATTTTAGACAAGGATTATTTTTATAATGACTAGATCAGTAGCAGTAGGGCAAGACAATGTATCTCTAGTAATAAGGTTGATAACAGATTCAGATGGTACTCCCGCAGAAACTGTTGATGCAGGTTCACCTTATAATACTACAATTTGGTATAGACGAGAAGGAGAGGTAGTAGTTACTGACAGTGGTAGTGCTGCTGACTTAGCGGCCTTAACAACTGCACATACAGATTGGAATTTTTTGCATATTCGTGATGGTTATTATAGAGTAGATTATCCTGATGCTACTTTTTCTTCTGGAGTTGGAGGAGTTCTTTGTGGGGTAGATGCAGTTGGGGTCAGCTGTGTAGCTGAATATATAGATATTGATGGATCAGTTAAATTCCAAGGTTTAGCAGAAGCTGCAACATCAACTACAACTACATTTGGAGTAGGAATAAATCCATATAAAGGTGACTTAATATATGTAATTGATGGTACAGGAGCAGGACAAACTAGATTAATCGAAACTGTAGCTCCGGAAGACTCTCCAGGAACAGGAACAGTAGCTACACACGGTGCTTGGGATATTAATATTTCTACATCAGCAAGCACTCTAATATTGGTTCCGGGAGATTCAACTTTAGCAAATGGTGGAATTAATGTAGATGCAACAGTATCTTCACGAAGTACAGTGACTACTGGCCAAGTAAATGCTGAAGTTGATACAGCATTATCTGAAATACATTTAGATCATTTAATGGCAATAGCAGGAAGTGGAGCTAATGTAGTTGATGATTCAATTATAGCTCAAATGGTAGCAAGTGGTACTGTAGCTGATTGGGATGATTATAATAGTCTTACTGATTCACTTCAAGGTATTAGCGAAAGTGGAGGAGCTATAGAAAGGGGTACCGCTGAATCTGGTAGTACAACTACTACGGTAGTAGATAGTGCCAGAACTGAATCTGATACAGATTATTGGAAGGGTTGCTGGATCCGTTTTACTAGTGGAAATATTACTAATCAGGTGCGTTTAATTACTGGGTTTACTCCAGCTTCCGATACAATAACATTTACTCCTGCAGTAACTCAAACAGTAAGTCTTAATACTTATGAAATTTTACCTGCTGGCGCAGTAGATGTTAATAGTTTATATACAGATGTAGTAAGTGCAGACAGTCTTTCTGATGGTGCAGTAGATCAAATATGGCAGACTGTATTAACTCAAAGTTATGCTGCACAAGGGGCGGAGGGAACAGCAAGTCAAATTTTATACACTATTCAACAATTTTTAACAGATGCAGATATATCTGGTACTACTATGACCATTAGACAATTAAATGGTTCTTCTTCTGCTTATGTAATAACCTTGGATAGTTCAACTACACCTACGGACAAGAATAGGACTGCATAATGGCAGTCAAAGACCTAATATCTCTCGGTTTAACTAATACTGCAGATGGAACAGAACAGCTAATAACTCTTGGTTTAGAGGCTGCATCTAATGTTACTTTAGAATTAACCGGGGTAGCATCTACTAGTGGTATAGGGAGTGTAGACTATATTCGTAATATAGCTATTACGGGCGTAGTAAATACTAGTGATATAAGTAGTGTAGGTGCTTTTGCAGAGGGTGCAGCTAGTATATCCGGTGTAGAGAATACTAGTGCTGTAGGTACTGTAGGTTTCACTAAAGCCGGTTCTGTAGCACTTACAGGTGTATTAGCTACAAGTGCCGTTGAAACACCAGGAAATTCAGCTAGTATAGGGGTTACTGGTGAAGAAGCTACAACAGGTGTTGGAACTGTAACTTTTACATTATCTAGTAATGTAGATCTTGTAGGTGTTGAAGGTACAAGTGCTGTAGGTACTATATTATCTGTTGGGGGTGACTTTACAGCACCTGAACTTTATCTAAAACGTGATACAGGTATTTATATCTCTAAAGGTGGAGATACAGTAAGATTAAACGTAAAAGATTTTTCATTCAACACATCTAGCAGAATAGAGAATGTATCTAGAAATATATTAGATCCTACACAGGCTAGAGGTATAGCGCCCCATATTGCTGCTATAGCTCCAGTTAGCTTTTCATTTACAACTTATATACTCCCAGAGATAGATACTAATGTAACAAGTCCAGAAGAGTATTTATGGGTTAGTTTAATGGGAAGCGATTCCGTAACTAGTAATTCTACTAGTTCAACAATAGATTTTGCAGATGGTAATGTAGGTTCTCTGCAAGAACTAACCATATGGTTTGACCAACCAAATAAATCCCGTGGAAGTTATAGATTAGATAATGCTGTTGTAGATGAAGCAACTATTAATTTTGATATTAATGGTATTGCAGAAATACAGTGGACAGGCAGAGCATTAAGTATTAATATAGATGATGCTCCTTCTGGTACGGTAGATAGAACTACGGCAAATAATTATTTAAAGAATAAGTTTTCTATTATGACTTTAGTTGCTAATTCTAACGCTTATAATTTAGCCTTAACAGGTGGAAGTATAAGTTTTAAAAATAATAATATATTTTATGGTAGAAATCAAATAGGAGTAACAACTACTCCAGTAGGCCATTATACAGGTAATAGATTAGTAACAGGTAATTTAAACGTTTACTTAAAACATAGTCCTAGTGCTAGCACTAATTTTAGTATTGATTTACATGATGATATAGAACAAAATGCTGCCAATGTTAACTATGAAAGTACTTGGTTAGCAAATATAGTTATAAATATAGCTGGAACTAGTGGGCCAAATGTACAGTTAAATATACCACAAGCAGTAATGGAATTACCTCAATTTGGTTTCTCTGATTTAATAACATTAAATATACCCTTTATTGCAAAAGAAGAGACTGGAAATTATAATTCAGTAGTTTACAATATACCAGCTGCTGGACAAGATGCGGATAACTATCTATTAGAAAATGGTGATAATTTAAGAATGGAAGGAGCTGGTGGTTTTGTTTATTTATTGGAATGATATAAGGAATTAAATGAATGGCTGACACAAAAATATCTGATTTACCTGCGGTAACTTCTCCTACTAATACTATGGGAGTAGCGGTAAATAATGCTGGTAATAGTGAACGACATAGTTTTCAAGCTAACCCCATTACTGCTGCTGAAACTAGTTCAGGTTTAGTAGCGGCCGATTTAGACTTTCTTTATCCGGTAGGTAATGTTTTAAGATATGGGGCAGATCCCACAGGATTATCAGATAGTACTAGTGCTATTCAAGATGCAATTGATGCGGTTGCAGAGGCAACGGCTTTAAATTCTGGAGTACCTGCATATACTTGGATTACAGAAATAGAGGGAGGTATAGTATATTTTCCTCGCGGTTGGTATAGAATTGATAGTAGTCTTACACTTGGAAATAGAGTAAGTTTAGTAGGAGAAAATTTTACATCTGCAGGAATTGTTGCTGGATCGGGATATACTGATTCTACTATGATTAGTGGTGTAGATGGTAGTTTACCAATTTTTGATTCGCGAATTCAAGATTTACGTATACATGCTAATAATGATGCTAGTATTACGTCAGTAATTAGTACTCAAGCATGGCAAGAGGGATGTGGGTTATATAGGGTTGCTGTAGCTGGTTACCAAGGTGAAGGTATTTTAATTGAAGATGTATCTGGTGGTGCAGCACGAATAGTTATTGATGATTGCTGGTTTACTGGATTTTCGGGTAATAATGCTGCTATTCATGTTGAGTCAACTGTTCAGAATGCAATGCAAATAGTTGTAACAAATACAACTATTGATTCATCTGGTTTGGCAACGAATGGTATTCATCAAGAAAATGGTAGGGGATATTATGAGAATGTACATGTAGAGAATGCTACTAATGGTATTCATTTTGAGGGGGGCAATGGTACTGTTAAAAACTTTACAGGAAATGCTGATACAGTCAACTGTATAACAATAAATGCATCGTTTAATGGCAATGTTGATATGTATAACATTGAACCGAATGGTGCTACTTTAACTATTGATGATAATGCTACATCTCAAAATATGACAGTAGGCTTTCGTCATGCTCATTGGCCATTTCGTCGTCAATTTACTAATGCCGATGATACGCCTTCTGTTACACAACAAGGGGCGGTTTATAGAACTAATAACTCTGGTGCGACAACTATAACTGATTTTGATAATGGTACACCAGGACAAAGATTTATGCTTAGATTTCAAGATGCTAATACTACAATTGATTGTAGTTCTAATGCAAATATAACGAGAGTAGATAGCCCTGAATCTGATATTACAGGTGCAAGTGGTGATTGGTGTGATATATGGGATGATGGTGGAGTTTGGTTCATTATATTCCATGATATAGCATAAAATAAAAATATAAATTAATTAATTAGAAAGAGGTATTTTACCATGGATTTAAAAAACATGCTACTATCAGAAAGGGTAGTAACTTTTGATTTCCCCGGTTGCGATGGATTAACATTTGACTTAGCATTTTTGTCAAAAGAAAGCAATCAAGCACTATATAAGAAGTGCCAAAGAACAAAGTTCGATTCTAGAACTAGACAACCTATTGAAGAATTTGATGACGATTTATTTTTACAATTATATGTAAAATCAATTATTAAAGGTTGGAAAGGTTTTAAATTAAAATATATAAGTGAATTAGTACTAGCTGATATAGGGGATGATCCAGAAAAAGAGTTAGATTTTTCTGATGAGAATGCTTTAGATTTAATGCGTTCAAGTACTATATTTGACGCTTGGATAAGTGAGGTTATCTCAGACCTGGGAAACTTTATGCCGAAAGATTCAACCAAGAAGTCGAACGAATCGAAACCTATATTAAGGAAAGTGGAAGCGGAGTAAGTAAAGCTGACTACCTTGAAATGTGTAGGATGTTAAATTCTGAACCGGTAGAAGAAGAAATTCCTATCGATAGAGATGATTTAGCATTAGAAACTCAGATGGTTTTTGATTTATATGATAAACTGCCCGATAAGTGGGAAGGCTTTTCAGGGCAGTATTTAGGAAAAGATTTAATGCTATTACCTACTCTATTTAGTGAGTATGGAATAGATAATTCAATTAAGAAATATGCTTGGAGTATTATACCCTTAATCGATAGTTTCGTAGCTCAGGATGTGGCTGAGAAGATTAAGAGAAAAACCAAGACTGCAGGAGTCCCTTAGTGGCGGAAAAAACAGTTAAGTTAAAAGTTATGTTAGAAGCAGCAGGTATTAAACCTACTACTAAACAACTTAAAGAGTTGAATAAACAATTAACTAAAACTAAAGCAGAAGTAAAAGGAGTAGGTACAGGTAGTAATAAACTTAAGAGAAATCTTGAGGGAGTTTCACAGCGTGCTGGTTCTACAGGGAAAGATTTCTCTCGTATGCAACAAGGTATGGGTGGGCTTGTACAAATTTACGCTACTGTGGCTGCTAACGTATTCGCTTTAAGTTCCGCTTTTCTAGTTTTACGTCGTGCAGCTGATTTAAGCAGTATGACTAAATCTGCTGAAGATTTTAGTAATAGATTTGGTGTAAGTGTTACACGTATTACTAAACAGATGCAAGAAGCTTCTGGTGGCGCATTAAGTTTTGCAGAAGCACTTCCTACCATTAATAAAGCTATATCTGCTGGTATAGGTGTAGAACAAATGGAGCAATTAACAATTGCTGCTACTAAAGCTTCTCAAACTTTTGGGGGTTCAGCTACTGAAGCTTTAAATAGATTTATTAGTGCTGCTCAACGTGGTCGTGTAGAAATTATTCAAACACTTGGTATTGTTATTAAAACAGAACAAGCTTATAAAGATTACGCCGCTAGTATAGGTAAAACTGCCTTAGAGTTAACAGCTTTAGATAGACAACAAGCTATTCTTAATGCTACTATTAAAGAAAGTCAAAGTATATTTGATCAAGTAAATATTGATCCAAATCCTTTTCAACAATTTTTAACTACTATAATTGATTTAAAAGATGTAGGATTAACACTTATAACGGATTTTTTAACTCCTTTTATTAATACTATTAATAAATCAAAAGCAGCGGCAGCGGCATTAATAGCCTTACTTATTAGTATTGTAGGAAAAAGAATTTTTCCAGCTTTAGGTGATCAACTTGTACAGTTGCAAAAAAAGAGTTTTGAATCTACAAGAAATGCAGCGGTAGAGCTAAGAAAGGTTCAAAATCAACAATCAAGTTCCATTCTTCAAAATGGAATAAAACAAAATAAACTCACTAAAACTCAATTATTACAAAGAGATAAGTTATTTAAAACTCATTTTAATGCGGTTCTTAGTCAACATAAAAGTTTCGGTAAATCACTACTAGATGAAAGAAAAAGAATAAATGCAGCAGTATTAAATGAACAAAGATCTGCCATTACTAGAGAATTAAATATTCGTCAAGGAACGACAACAGGTACTCGTTCAGTTGCTTTTAAGGGAATTTCAGATCAAGCATTAGAAAATCAAAGAAATCGTTTAATTCTTTTAACAAAAGAAACAGAAAATGCTCGTGCTGCTGCAATTAAACTTTCTATAGCTGAAAAAGCTAAAGCAAGAGCATTTAGAGAAAGTGCAGCAGCAATTAAAATTGCTACTGCTAAAATGCGTGCAGATATAATTGCTTTTAGAGCACAAATAACTACAGGTTTTCAAAGATCTTTTACTTTAACTCAAACTAATTTTATTACTTCAGTAAGATTAATGGGTAGAAGTTGGAAGAATTTTATTAAATTTGCTATTATTAGTAGTAAAGGTGCTGAATTTGCTTTTGCAGCTTTTGGAAGAGCTGTAGGTAGAACAGCGGGTCTTATTGCCGGTGGTTTTATTAAAGCTATTTCAATAATCAGTAGTTTAACTTTAGTAGTAAGTTTAGGCGCTCTTGCTTGGGAAAAATTTGGAGATAAAATACGTGGTATTACACCAGAAATGCGCGCTGTTATTGAGGCAGGCAAAGAACTTAATGATGCTTTAGAAGAAGTTAATAAAAGAGCAGCAGAAGGTATTGCTAGATTGGGTTCAGAATTTCCTAATTCTTTAAAGAAATTACAAGATGCTTTGAAATTTACTGCAGGTACTTTTGCTTCTATTAATACTGCTATTATTAATTTTAGAAGAGATGTAATAGAACAATTAGGGGGGAAAACAGTAGAAGAAGCCGCAAAGAGAATTAAGGAATTAGAGGAAAATACTAGAGAATTTTATAATGTTACTGCAGATTCTCAAGCAGCATTAGATGGTTTAAACTCTATAGATATTGGTTATGGAAAAATAGATTTAGCTATAGCTAGAAATGTTAGTCATACAAAAGAACAAATTAGGGTGCAGAAAGAACAAGAGGAAGAATTGAAGAATTTAAAGAAGGTTATGAGTAGTTTATCTGATGTAATAAATACTGAACTATTAAGATCTTTAACATTAGCTGTAACTACCGCTAAAGCAGGCGGATTCAAACAATTTGGTACGCTTCTTGTACAAGAATTAAATAAAGGTATAGAAGAAAGTGGGATTGAAATTAATTTTGGAGAAAAAATAACTTTAATAACTTCTGCACTTATGCAAGATGTAAGAACTTTTAATAGTGTTATGGATAGTATTAAAAATAGGATAGATGATGATGCTGCATTTAGTAGATTTTCTGAAAATATAACTAAAGCCATTCAAGGTTTCATCTCAGTTGCAGAAGAATCCACTAGAACTATTGATGCTGCTTTATCCTCTTTAAGTGATGTTGATAATAGAATTAGTAATTTTATAGGTGGATTGGATAAAGCTAGAGCAGCAACTGGGGCAAATAAAGAAATAGTAGGCTTTGTTTTAGATATTAATAGAGAATTACAAGCTTTATTAAAAAATCAAAAAGGTTTAACTAAAAATGATACTTTAGCTAAATTATTTCCAGACCCTGAAGAATTGCAAAAAGTTAAAACTTTATTAGGTTTTGCAGTTGGTCAAGTAGTAACTATTGGTCAGGTACAAACTCGTGCAGCAGAACTACAAAAAACTTTTGTTGAACAAGCACAAAGTAGACTTCTTAGTTCACAAAAATTAAAAATATTAGCACTTGAGTTAAACAGTATAAATTCTAGAGAATTAAAAACTGATTCAGACAGGATTAAACAACTGCAAGATAGATTAAATACACAAATAGAAATTACTAAGCAAGCAATATTAGCTGGAGAAGCAAATGCCGCAGCTCAAGCAGAAGTATTAAGGGGTATCGCTAGATCTGGAGGTAGTGCTCAGGAAGTTGCTGTACAACAAGCAATATTAGATGTTCTTATAAAACAAAATAATGTTTTAAGAGAGAAACAAAGAGTACAAGAATCTAGTACTAAAGATGCTCAAGAGGTTTTAAAAATAGCTAAAGAAGCTTTAACTCTTGAAAAGAAAAGATTAGGTTCATTACAAAAAATTCAAGCTATAGATAAAAAATTAGCTAAAACTGCACTAGAAGGGGTTAATGCAGAGCTCAAAATATTTGATTTAAAAGCTAAAACTTTAAAAGTAGACAGAAGTTTATTACTAGTTGAAAAAGCTAGAATAAATGCATTAGGTTTAGAAGAAGATGCAAGAGATAGAAAAGTAGCAGCATTAAATACTGAATTAATATTAAATGAAAGATTAACGGCAGAATTAGAACATCAACTTTTAAGTAGTAAAGCACGTAAAGCAGAATTAACTGGAACTAGCATATTCTCAAAAGAAGGTTTATCTTTAGCGGCTGAATTTTTTATTAGGGAAGTTCAAGCTAATGCTAAAAAAGTAGCATCTACTTTCGAAACTATCGGTAGGGGTTTTTCCAGTGTTATTCAAGAAACTTTTGATACTGCCATCGATAATTTATTAGAAGGTGGAAAGGATTTTGCTCATACAGTTCGAGAAGCTTTTAAATCGGGATTAAGAGAAATTATTGGCAAAGCATTAAAAAATGATATAACAAGATTATTAGGAGATGCTGGAAATATATTTGATAGATTTCTTAAAAGAAATAAACCATCTTTTACTCCTAAAGATCAAAGTGCAGTAGTTTCCTTCCCTAAAGAAATGGGTCCTCCCGCTCCTCCAAAAACAGAAACTGCTGCTGTTAAAACAGAAATATTTCAATCTAAGATGGTAGAGCAAGCATTAAAGCAAACTGATACACAACAAAAGAGTGAAGCTTATTTAGAAGCTATTAGTTCAAAAATAGGTGAATGTAATGCTAGTGAATCAGTAGATTCTATATCAGAAATAGAAGTAAAAGATTTAGAACGCACACCCTTAACTATTGGTAGTTCTCCTTCTTTAGAGGGGGTTATAACGACAGTTGGTAAGTTAGGGGAATTAGCTTCTAAGGATAGCGGTACACTTATATCCCAAGGTTTAATAACTTTAGGTACTACTCTTATTAGTGCTATACTTAGTCAACAAGCTGCGGATGCCACTAAAGGTGTAGTAAGTACAATAGGTTCTATTTTTCCATTTAGTACAGGAGGTATGGTACCTGGTGGAATTAAATCTATTGTACCATTAGCTACTGGCGCAGTAACTAAAGGACCTAATTTAGCTTTAATTGGTGAAGGTAAACATGAAGAAGCAGTTGTACCACTTCCAAATAATAGAGAAATTCCTGTAGATTTAAAACAAGAGGCGGGAGATACTATTAAAATTGAGCAAAATTTTGATTTTACTAATGCTAATACTGATACCGTAAGTGCATTAAGATTAGAAGCACGCGCAATAGAAGATAGAACTTTTAACCGAGTATTTTCCGAAATAGATAGAGGTGGTAAATACGCAAGAATAGTGGGACGTAGATAATGGCTATCTTAACTTTTCCTAGTATAATTCCAGAAACACAAGAGTTTGGTATTAATTATAATACTCAGATATCTACCACAGCTTTAAGTGGTATTATGCAAACAGTAGAATTACCTGGAGCGAGATGGGGAGGGAATTTATCGTTTAGGGATATGACCTTAGAAGAATCCGCAGAATTAAAAGCTTTTTTATTGGAATTACGAGGATCTTCTGGAAGATTCTTTTATGGGGATATTTCTCATCCTAGTCCTTTCGCTGCAGTTACTGGTACGTTACAAATAGAAAATGGTAGTACTGCTAGATTAATGAGAGTTACATATGATGCTCCAGGTACTATTCGTTTACAGGAAGGGGACTATGTTCAGGTTGGTAATGATGATGATAGAGAATTAAAAATGGTAATAGGTGAAGTAGCTGCGGGCGGTAATACTTATGATGTAGTAGTAGAACCTATGGTACGTAGAACTGATTATGTGTCATTAAATTTAATTTATACTAATCCTAAAGGAGTATTTTTATTAAATTCAGATGAACAAGGAAAGTGGGCTACTAGAAGTAAGGCATTTTTGTCTGATATTAATATAAGTTTTGTAGAGGAATAAAATGACAAAAATTATTGATTCTTTAGTACAAGCCTCAATAGATAGTAAAAATTATGCTGGTATTATTTTATGTAGGGCGCATTATGATGATGTACTTAGAATAGCGAATACTTATCAAAGTATTTATTGGGATGAAGGTTCCGGAGAAGTTGAATATTTAGGTGCAGGTGATTTAGCAAGTATAGCTGCAGTACCAGAAACTAATGAATTAGCTGCTCAAAATATTCAATTAACACTTAGTGGAATTCCTAATCAGTATATTACTGATGCTTTCAGTGATGATTATAGCGGTAAACCAGTTTATTTATGGTATGCAACTTTAAATAAAGAAACGTATGCTATAGAAGGGGGTTCAAGCGGACCAGTTTTATTTTTTGCAGGTAGAATGGATAATTCTACAATAGAATTTGGAAAAACTGCCACAATAACTTTAAATGCAACTTCTCGTTTAGCAGATTGGGAAAGACCACATGGGGGTAGATATAATCATGCATATCAAACTATGTATGTAGATCCCACAGATGATGCTTTTAAATACATGTTAGGTTTACAAAATAAAGCTATTACTTGGGGAGCAAATACTATTGTAGATCCTGAAGGTACAGATACTCCTAATTATAGAAATCGTCACTAAAAATATTATGAATAATTTAACTGATATAATTTATAAATATAAAGATTCAAAATTTAGTTGGAAAAATTTTGATTGTTGTATTTTTACCGTTAATGTAATACAAGAATATACTAATCGTAATCTTCCATATTGGGAAGATGCAATAGGTTATACTACATATAGTGGTGCAATGAAAGCTTTAAAAAATTTAGGTTGCAAAACTTTAGTAGAATTACCTGAAATTATATTGGGTACGCCTAAAAAACCTATATCTGAAGTAAAATTAGGGGAGCCTGTTTATTATATTAATGAAGAAGGAGAAGGGATTTTAGGTATATGTAACGGTGCACAAGCATACTTTATAGCAAAAGGTGATGGATTGGTTACTAGAAAAATAGAAGATTGTTTATATTGTTGGAGTATTGACTAATGGGTCAAGCAATTGTAGCTGCCATAATAACTCCAGCATTTGCTGCTACAACAACTGGAATTGTTGTAGCAGCGGCTATTAATATAGTCATTGCCGCTATACTGGGAAAAATATTAGCCCCTTCATTTAGTGATAGTAGAGATACTAGATCTCTTCAAGAAAATGTACGAAATAATATATTACCTAGACGAATAATTTATGGCGAAGCTGTTGTAGGAGGTCCCTACGCCGCTATAGAAACTGTCGGAGAGGATAACGAGCAATTAACTTTTATTATCGTTTTAGCTGGACACCCTATAGAAGATGTATTAGGGATGATTCTTACAGATGATTATGTAGAAATTCAGGGTACTTATCCGATTACTGGTACTGTTAACGATTTAACAAGTGATTGGTATGTGAGAGTAGAACCTTTTGGTACTTCAACTACTTCCAATAAAAATTACAAAATGCTTAAAGTTGTAAAGAATTTAGGTTGGGGATATGCTGATTATAGTTATGTAATTGATGGTAATTCAACTGATCCAACTAATGATAGAACTAGAGCAGCAGAACAAGCAAGCACTTTTTTAAATACTGATTGGTTACTTCCAGATAATATTACTAGAGATGGTACAACAGGTTTATATGATAATTCTACGGGTCCTATAGAAAGAGCTAAATTAACTAATCTTCCAAGTGTATTATGTAGTTTTAGGTATGAACCAGATGTATTTAGTGGCTGGCCAGCACCTAGATTTCATGTACACGGTAAAAGATTATATAATCCATATTTAGATCCTGAATTAGTAGATTTAGGGGCGGATAGTGCAGGTACTCATGATATAGATGATCCAGATACCTGGGAATGGTCA